AGGCGCTTTACCCTTCGGCTTCTGCTGCATGATCCCCGTGTTCTGCCACGTGAGGACGTCCAACCGGTGCAACACAGCCGACAGCATGTGCATCTCGTTCGACCACGCCATCGGCCCACCCGTCGCACGCCACAGCGCACAACCGGGAGGCAGGCCCTCGACCAGGTCCGCGAGGTCCAGCAGGCTCACGCCCGGGTCCCGCAGGTCCATCTGGTACTCGGCCCGCAGCGATGCCCGCAGGGCGCCCTCGTGGTTCCAGAGTGCGCCTGCGAGCAGCGTCAGTTTGGGGCGATGGCCTCGAACAGTGCCCCGACGTACTCGACACCGGAGTCAATGCTGACTCGGCCCGTGTCCGCGTCCCGCAGCCCGTTCATGACGGTGCGGTACCCGTCCTCGCCGACGAGGCGGCGCAGGAGGCCGGGGAAGCGCTGAGCTTCCTGGTCGACCTGTACGGCCCGCAGGTCGTCGAGGAGTTCGAAGTCGTCGAACGCGTTGTCGGGGACGGTGACGGTGAAGCCCTTGTGTGTGAACTCGCGGGCTCCGTCGACCTTCTTTACCGTGGGCTTCTCGGCCTTGGGCTGGTGGTCGGCGGGCTTCTTCGCGCCCGCGGGCTTTCGCGTAGTCGTGGTACTAGTCATGGCGATGTCTCCTTGGCGATGAGTGGCGATGGAAAGGGTTCAGCGGGTCGGGCAGCCATCGCCAACCACCCGACCCGCTGGTCTAATCAGGCAGGAACCGGACCCGTAATCTCCGTGTAATTGCCAATGATCGTGCCCTCGCACTCAAGCTCCGTCATCGACGAGTTCGCGAACGTCTGCGTACCCGTGACGACGATCTCGAGGCGCGGGATCACGAGGCGCTTCATGTACCCGTTGTCGATCAGGTCAACAACGCACGCACGAACCGCAACCTCAGACGCATCCGACAGGACACGAGTCGTCACACCAGTAGCAGTCGCGGACGAAATGACGTTGTCAGCGATACCCGCAACAACATCGTTGTCCTCAACCGCACGGAACACGATCGTCTTCGTAGACGACGTGACCTTCTTCCGCACGACCTTCCCAGCCTGGTGAACACGGAACTCCTGCACGTCCGCGTCACGCCCGTGATCAATGCCGTCCTCACCGAGGTAACCAACATCCTCGAACGCGGCATCCGGGGTCGCGAGAGTAGTCGGGAGAGTCGACCCGAGCGGCGCAAGCCAAACGGTGTCATCCTCCGACCCATACACATGAATGTTGTCAGCATCCTTAACCATCACTTACCACCCTTCTCCGCAGCAACCTGCTGCAACTCAGCAGTGCGCGACGCCTCACGAACAAGGCCAGCACGGATCAAATCCCGCGCCTCCACATCCGGAAGCTGGGCAGCCTGCCCCTGCTTGTACGTCTTACCATCGCGGGTCTTGACCTCAGCGGCCGAGACCACGACAGAGCGAGTCTTCTCACTCATCGGGGGTTCTCCTCGAGACACGGGAAAGCCCCACACGGCGTGAGGGGCGGAAACCGTCATGCCCGATTGGCACGAACGGTCAGAGACACCAAAAGGGTGTACCTGTCAATGGACGACACCGGATCCGGGTCGTAGTAAAGAGACTCAACCTGCACCCGGTGAAACCCAGGCGCGGACCGAACCCTGTTCGCCGCCAGAAACGCATCCCGCACTTCCGCAGCAAGCTCAAGCGCAGCAGTCGACGACTCACCCCACGCAGAGACCGTGACACGCGGGCGGTCAACCACACGCCCCATCACGTCCCCACCAGTACGACGCACCGTCACAAACGCGCCCGGCCGATTCGACGGCACCTTCGTAGACACCGGCTCCGCCAACAACCCATTCAGGTAGGCAACAACAACACCCTCAACGTCGCGGAAGGCCACAGTCACCTCCCAGCATCGATAGCGCCACTAAGCGCCTTCCTAGTAGCCTCACGGCGCCTAGCAACGAAGTTCCCCGTAGCCACCTGGGCTCGAGCACGATTAGGGCCAACCTCAGACGAAACGTCCATCCCCGACCCCGCGGCCGAAGCGATACGCCTAGCCCGTGCAGTCAGGTCCGCCAACACGGCAGGAGACTGCAACAGCGACCGGGCCGACCGCGAACTCACCTTGACGCGAACCTTCGCCATCAGCCCTCCACCCGCTTAAGCCGCAACACCACGCCCGGCGTAAACCCGAACGGCCCATGTGTGAAGTCGCGGGCCATGCCCTCAACCTCGAACTCGGTCCCGTCAACCACGAACCGGTCACGAGGGCCCGCCGTAAACCCGGGCGGGGCGAACAGGTCAAGGTCCCACGTGACAGCGTCGCGACCGGCCTGGAACGGTTCAGACGTCCCCGCGGGCGCCCACGCGTACACGGGCTGCGGGACCGGGTCCGACCACGACCACACGGGGTTACCGTGCGCATCCTGCCCAGACTGGGCGAACACCCGTCGCCCTACCGTCCACGGCGCCGGGTACGCCGTCTGCGCCTCCGCAGCGGAGGAGAACACGACGTCGCTCACGCCAACTCCCAACCGTTCAGAGGGTCGGGGTCGCCGTCATTGAACGGGCCCATGTCAACCGTGAACGCCTGCTGCCCACCGCAACCCAAGAGGCGCTTGTCCTGCTTAGTCAGGTACAAGTTCCCCATCGGGTTAGCAAACGAACGCTGCTGCGTGAAAGGCCCAGCAACGTTCATCTGCGAGGAGACACCCTCGGTGTCCGCCGCCAACATGGCCCGCTTCACCATGGAACAGGCCACGAACTTCACGACCGCCTCGTCCAGCCCCGGGGGAGTGGCCGCAAGACGGCCCTCCACATCGGGGCACTCGGCCCGGATGATCGCCGAAGCATCACCGAGGAGAACCTCGGCGGTCGCAGTCTCGACCGGGGTGAGGGGCCGCCACCGGGCGGCCAGGTCAGCAGGTTCCGCGTAACTGACACCCATGACGACCCCTCACCTACTACTCGGACTCTGTCTTGCGCGGCCGGCCAGGCTTGCGCTTCTCGGCGGGCGCCTGGTCGACGTCGGTCCAACCCTGATCGCGCAGGCGCCCCTCGAGGTCGCCATCCGCGGTCACGACCGTGCCCGCCTCACACGTCAGCCGAGCCATCAGGCCGTCGTGTGGTCGGTGAACTCAACGAACGCGGCCGTGTCGTTGATGAGCAGGCCGAACTCGGCCTCAGCGCGGATCGCGACCAGGTTGTTCTCCCACAGCGACGTCAGGTTGCCGTTCACCGTGACGGTCGCCTGCGTCGACACGTCGTACGAGATGCCGCCGACGGTGCCCCACACGGCCTGCGACCAGTCGCCGCCATACCCGACGATGCCGCCGGTGTTCGGGGTGCCCGGAACAACAGCCGTGGTCAGGCCGTCGCCGAGGTACGCCGGGCGGCCGATCAGGCGACCGGGCGTCACAACCGAGGTGGTGTCCTCGAGCGGCGTCTCGACAAACAGGGGGCGGCCGTTGTTGTCGACCGCGCCGAGGAACGCCGGCTCGACAACGCGGTCGAACGCGAACCCGTTCAGCTTCTTGCCGTCCTTCACGAGCAGGCTCAGGCCGGCGACGATGTCGCCGTAGACCCCACCGTTCGACTTCGACGTCGTGCCGAGCTCGACCGTCTTCGTGGTCTGGTCGATGTACTGCGCGAACGGCGAGTTTGTGCCGTGGAACGCCGCGGCGTCGAACGCCATGGCGAACGCCTCCGCGATGTCCTCGCGGAGCAGGCTCATGTAGTTGCCCGGGTTCGCGCGCACGACCTCGGCAGAGACGACCGCGATAGCGGCAATCTTCTTCGGCGTGATCGTCTTGATGCCCAGCGAACCCTTCGACGCCGGCTTCTGCGCACCCTCAGCCACCCAGCCGGCCGTGGCCTTGCTCGTGACGACGGGGATCTCGGCGCCGTTGATGCCAAGCGGCACCTGACGCGCGAGCTGCATGAAGCTGGACGACTTCCGGGCCTGCTGGAAGTACGCGGCAGCCTGGTCCGGCTTAAGGAAGCCCGAAAAATCAGTAGTCTTGCTAGCGGCGGCAATCGCCATGGTGTCCTCCTAGGACGGGAAAGGCATCACTAGATGCCGAGAGCGTTCTTGAGCGCCGACTCGATGCCGTCGCCATTCAGTGCCATAGCGGGGGTCGAACCCTCGCCCGGCACCACCGCATGACGCGTGGGCGTCGCGGCCTGCGCCTCAATGAGCTTCTTGACCTTCTCCGCCTTCGCGACCAGCTCCTCCTCCGTGGACCCGGAAACGAACTCCTGGTACTCCTCGGGGATGCCGTGCTTGGCAATGACCGACAGCCTCAGCGACTCAGCCTTAGCCTCCGCAAGCGCCTTCTCGGCAGCCTCCGCACGCTCAGCAAGCTTCTGCGCCTCCGACTTGCTGGACTCCTCAATCTCAGCCAGCTTCTCGGCGGCAGACTTGTTCGCCTTCGCGCGGCCCTCCCACTTACGGGCCTCCGCCTGCCAGTCGGTCTCCTTTGCAGGAGTCTCAACCTCAGGGGCGCCCTCAGTAGGGGTGACGGTCTCGGTCGTGGTCTCACTCATCGTTGCTCTCCCGTGCGGGATCGCCGCGGCACCCGTGCAGGCCCGCGGTCATTTGGATAAGGGGGTGTCTTCGGCCGTGCGGCCGGAAGTCAGTTGATGCCCTGCTGCTCCCGCAGCTCGGACAGAACGGAGGACGTCGACTTACCCGCCGAAGCGGAACGCGCCTCCTGATACTTCGCGTACAAGGCGTCCGGGTCGTACCCGTCCAACCGGGGATCGTCCGACCAGTCCGGCACCACAGCACAATCACAATCACCGTGGAACCGGGACCTCGAACCAGCCGAACCCTCCGACTCGTACACGAACCCGCGCGACGCCAACATGAGGCAAAACGCGCACGTCTCCGCACCCGTGGGCACGCGCGCCCACGCAGCCCCGTCACGGGCCGCAGAACGCGCAATCGTGTCCCGCCCCGGTTGCAGCACGTACTTCGACACAACCTGCGACTTGAGGAACCCCAAAGTCGCCTCAGGGTCGCCCGTGAACAAGTGACCAGCCCCGAACCGGGTACTAGCCTCAACCCGCTCACGAGCAACCAGGTCGGCCATGTCCGCGACGAACGCCCCCCGGACACCGGCAGCCTCCCGGACGTCCTCGTACCAATCCGCCGCCACCGTCGCCGCAACCTCGCCGTACCGATCCACAAGCGTCGGCACATAGTTCAGCAACGCGTTACGGGCCATCTCAGGCTTGGACAGGTCGACGTAGGACCAGAACTTCTCCAGGTCCCGAACCGCGAGCGCGCGGATCCCCGAATTCGCCGACCGCAACGCCTCAACGTCAGCTCTCGACGGCATCCGAAGTCACCTCAGGCGGGCCGGCCGGAACCTGCGGGGCACGGGCGGCCGCAACTAGTGCAGCAGCCGTTGCACGACCCTCCGCACGGCGCTTGTCCGCACGCAGGCGCGTAATCGTCGGCTGGTCATAACCCAACGACTCGAGCGCAACATCCGACTCCGCAAGCCACGGAATCGCCGACACCTGCTTCACCAGGGCATCCGAAGCAGACACCACAGACGGGGTCGCAGGGTTACGCCACTTCGGCTGTACCAGGCGCAACTCCTCCGGCGCCTCAGTCAACCCGTCACGCAGCATCACGCCCGTAGTCGCAGCACGCCGCAACGACGCACCCCAACCACGGTTCGCCGCATTCGCCTCAATCACGAGGTCTTCCTTCGCCGCATAGATCGCCTCAGCGGACGACGGGTTGTCCTGCACAATGCCCAACGACGACACCGGAACACCGGTCTCACCAGCGAACAAGGAAGCCCACCCACGCAACTGCTCCATGTGCGGCTGCATCGACTGCTGAGCAAACTGCCCAACCTGCGGCACCTCACCATCCTCGTCACGCGAGATCGCGAGGAAGCGACCCATGATCGCCTTCCAACGCTCCGCATCCGACGAGAACGCACCCTCCTCAGCACCCAGAAGGTAACGCTGCGGGGTGTTGAAGAACTCGGCCGCAACCTCAGACCGGACAATGGTGCGGATCGCCGAGTCCGTCAGGGACATGACCGCGCGCGAAATCCGCGAATGCCCGAACGGACGGTCAAGCTCCGGGCGATACACCAACGGCTCAACCCACACGCGCCCCGTACGGTTCACCTGCACATCAACAGACCACTTACCCGGCGAAGTCCTCGTGAACGTCGACACCTTGTCCCGCTGATACATGACCAGCTCAGTCGGGTAACCCGTCTCGTCCATGTCCACAATCGACAACGCCGCACGCATCGACCGGCGACGACGATCCCACAAACCAGTACCGAACTGCGCCGACCGCGACAGCAACAACACCTCAGGCTCGCCCGCGGACGTATCGCCCGGAGTGATCGTCAAGAACGACGTCGCATGAATCAGCGAAGACGTCAACGCCTGCGGCAACTCAACATCCATGTCGTTATCAACGAACATGCCAGCCAAGTCAAACGGGTCCTGATCCTGCCCAGGCACCACGAACCCATCAAAGTTGCACCGAGACGCCAACACACCAACAGCCTTCGCCGGCCAACCCAGCACAGCCTCCATCGACTTCAACTGCGGAGGAATCGAAATGCCCAAATCGCGCAACGCGTTCTTGCCATCGTAATACGTCGACCGCAACAAGTTACGATGCCGCTTCTGCGCCCACTTATTCAACAACTCATCCAACAGCGCAGCATCCGAATTATCAAGCTGAGGGATCGCGATAAGACCGCTCACGGGCACCCCCAACTCACTCAATACGACATGGCGGCCCTACGGCCCGGCTTCCGCTTACTCGTCCTAGCAGCCCACAAAGCGACCGACACAGCCTCAACAGGAGTCTCATCACCAGACGGAACATCCCAACCCCACGCACCCGAAGTGCCACGAGCCTTCTTCTCCGCCGCAACCACACTCACGTCCAACGGGACCTGACCGCGCAGGTGCGTCAGCGACCCATCGCGGACCGCATCCAACGCCATCGCGCACGACTCCATGTACTGCACCGAAGACACCAACCACAGCACCTTCGCCGGCACGCCCCGCTCCCGCAGCGCCGTATACAACACCGACGCCCCCGCACGCCCGCACAACGCGATCTGCGCCGCACGACGCCACCGCTCCTCACCCTCAGGACCGGCACAGAACCAATCCGCAAGCTCCGCCACGCCAGCATCACGACGGCTAGACACCGTGTCGATCAACTCCACGTGCACCGGACCCTCGACGGGCTTCACAGCGCCACCCAGCGCGACTCGCGTGTCATCAAACGAGAACGCGACCGCATACGAACGGATGCCCTCAGGCGCCGAATCAACCTCAAGCTCAGCCCAACGCTCAGGCGAGATGGCAGCATTCGCGCCCTGCTCATCCCAAACACCCATCGCCTCACGAAGCCACGACGCGTCATCCGGGATGTTCTTCCGCATGCGCAGCATCGAGTCAGTCGGGGTCCTGTGCGGGTAGGAAGGGTTCGCCTTACGCCACTGCTTGCGATCCATCGGATCCGCGCCACGGTCCGCCGAGAACTCGACGTACACCATGTCATCGTCAGCGTTGCCCTCGAGCGCCTGCCGGCGCTTCGCAGTGAACGCCTCACCGTCATCCGCAGGACGCGGAGGCGTCCCAAGGAAGAAGACCAAAGCGCCATGCGGGTTTCGGGACTGGTTCGTCGCCGGAACCATGTCCTCAAGCGCCTTCAAACCCAGCTTCTGCGCCTCGTCGAACACCAGAACATCGATCGCGTCCATGCCACGACCGAAACCCTGCTCACGAGCACCGAACATGATCGCCGACCCGTTGTTAAACGCGATCCGCATATCGTTGTTGTTCGTGTACACGTTCCGAATATGCGGGCGCATAGCCTTCCGCATCACCATGCCCTGCATCGACTGCAACGTGTTCTTCGTCGTCGACAAATGGTGCGACGTCCAAATCACACGCAAGCCAGGAAACTCAAGCGCCAACCCGATAAGCAAGCTGCCAACCGTGAACGTCTTCCCGACCTGACGCGGAATCGACGCAACAACCCCGCCGATCGTCGCCGCATACTTACACCGAGCATCCAACCCAAGCGCAACCGTCGAAAAGCCCTGCTGCCACGGATCAAAACTAATCCCAACACCAGCAAGACGCGGCTGAACCCTAGGCCAAACCGACTCAACAATCCCAGACGGAAAAACCAGATGCCGGGCAGCCTCAGACAGCCGAGGCATCGAAGCTGGTGTCGACGCTGCCATGCGCCTCACCGCCCCCCGCCTCGTCCTCCACGT